TAAACTGGCGCTGTTTGGATAGGACAGGTCAAACCAGATTTCGCGATCGGTTAATGGCGTGGCGTTATCGCGAATCGTCTCGACCGTCGCGGTTTGTGCGGTTGTTACCGTATTCCATATACGCAACCAAGGACAAACAAACGGGAAACTCTCATTGCATTCAGACGTCGTCACGATCTGCCAAGATATCCCCGCTGAATTAAAACTTGCTCCGCTTGCTGCGTAAATCGAAGCATTCTCAGTCAGAGTGCCGTACGCATTACGAAATTCGAAGCTGTCAATCGTGTTGCCAGAGTCAACATTGCGCAACGTGATAAACCCCGGCCCACCCGCCCAAGTACCTGTCGTTATCGTCGGCGTGGCATTAAGTCGAACATTAGTTAATGTAATCTGCGCAGCAACGAGATTTGTTACCGCGAAATAAGCAGCCCCAGCATAACCACTCAAGGTAGAATCGCGTATCTCAACAACTGGCGCGCTGGCCGTAGAGCCAATGCTAAATAATTGGGCCGGGACAGAACCGCCTGTTGCGGAAACCGTGCAACCGCTAAAATCTGCGACAGCATTATTCACTGTTATCCCAGATCCAGCCCTACTGCCGCTAATAATGATTGTGCAATTAACCAGCTTTATTCTAGTATATCGTACTGTTGAGCCCGCGGCGGCGCCAAGCGCGATGGTCGCTGTTGCATTAGCTGTTTTTAGGTCTAACGTGCAGCCAACCAACTCCAATGCACTGCTAACACCCCCCACATTAGCCAATGTGATAGTCGCTGATGATGAGCTATTGGTTGCGCCATTAAGGGTAACGCCATACACATACATGGATGACGCCGCCGCATTCGCCACGGTAAACGCGACGTTTGCCGCACCCACCGACTCTGACGCGCCCGCTAACCAGGCATCCGACCCCGCCCGGTTTACCGAGATTATTGCGACGCGGCCAGCTGGTGGCGTCCATGTAATCGCGGCCGTAGCGGTGAAACTGTGGGCGCTATCTACCTTTATAACATCGCCATCCGCCGCAATGGCAAGAGCGCCGGTGATGGTCTGTTTGGCGAGCGCCCAACTCGCGCCGGAGTCGGCGTTGTCTCCATCAACCGAGCTAACAAATATATCTGCCATATCTCAGGCACCAGCCGCAGCGCGAATGCTCGTTGCCAGTGTTGCGGCCGGTGTCAGCTTTGCGGTTCTTAAGGTAGTCACCTGCGCTTGAGTCATACCGAATATCGTGCGCAAACGCGCGTCCGTAAGCGAACTCAAATAATCCCCGACCATGATCGAATCGTGCCGCGCGGCGGCTGCATAGAACACACGCAAAGCGTCCTGCACATCGTTTAGCAGCGCAAATTTTAACGCTGGCATAACTGCCAACGAACCATCTTGGATAATCCGCCCGAGACGATCTGCAGTCTCAGCGGCAATAAGAGACACCAGCAAGGCTGCCGCATGTGCCACCATAAACGCGGTCACATCTGTGCCGAGCGGGCGCAGTTCATTAAACGGCCCGTACACGGTCCCGTCAGTATGGGCCTGGGTGAATACCACCCGAATTCGGCCGCGCGCGTTCGTGGTCGCGAGCAAGGTCGGCGTCATTATAAATTACGGGCTCGTAATGATGCCGGAGGCATTCCACTGCACGGTCAGGTCTCCCGCCACATTGCCAAAGGATGACCCGCGGTCATCGAAGGCGATCAGCGGCGAGGTTGAGCTTGTGCCAGTGCTTTTGTAGAGCACCAGCACGCGGCCATTACTAAAGCCCGAGGCGTGCTGCGTAAATGTGACATCGGCCGCGTCAAACGTGACGGTCCCAGACGATAGCCCGAGCGTCTTGGACGCAAGCGTTGCGCCGCCAGCCGTGTAGTTCGTGCCGGAGACTTCGTTGGTCATATCGTTGAAGAAATCATCGGCAGACTGCGAATAGGCATAGCTCGCTGTCGCAATGGCGACTTTAATGGTGTCGCCGGAAGTACCGAAATTGATCGCGCTCCCATTCATCATGGAGAGCCGAAAATTGTCGTAAAGAGTTAGCGCCATCAGAATTTCCTCTTTGCAAGCGCGATGCGCACCTTGCCGAGCATCGTGCGTGCGCTGAGTTTCAAATTGTCTTCAATGCGGATGATTTCGGCCCGCGCTTCGTCAGTCTCGATGCCGCGCAGTCGTGCCAAGCGCGCGAGCTGGCGCTCGATAAATTCCACCGATGCCGGGGCAGGGTTTAATGACAACGGCCGCGCCGTCATCGGCATCAACCGCTTGGCGTCTTCCATGTTCACGGCGTCGGGCCGCTAAGCCGCAATGTGCCGTTGCTCCAGCGCGCCATCTGGTCGGACAGGTGATAAGAAGTCACCGCCTCCGCATACAGCTTGTCCCAAACCGCCATCCGGGCATCATCCTGCAGGAACGGCGCCGACTCCAGCAGGGCCGCGTATAGGTACAAATTGGGCTTTTTGGTGAGCAGCCAGTTAGTCGGCGCGTCATCCGATAGAGCCGGGATTTTTTGATAATAGTAGAGCACAACGCTGGCAGCTTGTGTCGCGTAAGCGGTGAACGTATTTTCGAGGATCGTGTACTCGTCCTGATACCCACCGGCGCGGCCGCCGTAATAATCTGTCGCCCAAGGCAGCCCGACCCGCCTGAGAACATTCCTGGCGGCACCGGCTGTATTGCCATCGGTCCAGATCGCACCCGACGCTTCGCCAATCGGGATGCCGGTTTCCTCATCGATGATGATATTCAGCCCGCCGGGATAGAGCACGACAAACCGGGCCTCCAGAAAATCATCCGGCAGGTTCGCCTCACCAGCATCCGATAAATTGAGAAACGCCCGGGTTTCCATCGCGGCGACACGCAAGGTATCGTTCAGCCGGGTTTCGGCCAACGTGATTAAGTCCGGGATCACCGCGCCCATGTCGGCGCGCATCAGCCAGGATGCCACAGAAGTTCGGAGATCCTGGTATGTGCCCAGCGCCATGGCTCAGATTTTCCCGTCGCGGGTCCGCAGTTTGTAATAGTCGCGATCGTTCAGAACCCGCTTGACATAAGCGTCGTCGCCCGCTCGCTTGGCTGGTGCCAACTTGTCGAAATACAATCCGAGCGGTATCGACGCGACTACAGCCCCATCGCCCCAGCGTCTCCCCGCACTGTCCGCCCGGGCGCGCTGATTATCTTCAATGATCGAAGAAACGAGTTCCTGTACGCAGGTCGCGACCTTGCCGTCGTCCAGCTCTACGTACCAGACAACTTTGTTTGGGCCGCAGTTTATAACTTTCCCCGCGCCATGGAACGGGTCATAGAACGGGCTTGGCATGACCACTAATCCCGGAAGGTGGCGCGCGTCGGCAGTGCGACGGATGCCCCAAGAGCAATAGCGGCGTCCTCATGGTGCAGCTTCATGATGCCGGGATCGAGAACCTGTGGGTTCGCGGCAACGCCGCCGTCATTCGGCAAAACGGTGCCGTCGTCTTGTACAAGCCAATGCGGCGCGTATCGGCGCAACAGGTTGACTTCAAGCAGCTTCGGCTTTGCCGGGGCCGGCGGCGGGGGCGCATTGTGCGGCGCATTATGCTGTGGGCGTGAATCCATGGAGATAGAATCCTTATCCGCTTACAACCGCGGCCCATTTGCCGGCGACGGCGCAAAAGAAGATGACGTTTCCGGCAGCCGCGACCGACAGCACGGCATCCGCCGCACCGGCGTTAATCGCATCGCCCTTCGCAGGAAATACCGCACACGCATTCGCCGCCGCCGCGTTCTGCACAAAAACCAACGAGCCCGGAAGTGCAGACGGCAGCATTACGCTATCGGCGGCAGTCGCTACGGCGGTGATGCGTGTCATTGATTGCGGGCGAATTTGCGGGGCGCCCGCCTGCCCCCCGCCGACCAATGCAGCAGGAATGACATCAAATGTCGTACGCTCAAGAGCCATATCACATATCCTTAAAAAGAAGCAGCGCCGACAGGCCAGGGCCAAGCGAGCTTGGCCCGACCCTATCGACGCTGTTGTTGATGCCGCCGAACTAGGTGCTCGATGTCATTCCGAAAATATCGGCCACGACGCCATGGGCTTTCTCGTGGCGATCAATCAGCGCGAACTCGCACTTTAGTACGAACAGCTCGGCATCCGCGTTCGACGCGAGATCCGTGTCCTCCTGGATATCCCGGAAGAAACCCTTTTCGAGCTTATCCGGAGTAATGAAGTACACGTTGCGCGCGTATGCCGCCCCGGCCCGTGCAAGCTGGCGATCGGGCACGAAATCGATGAGTCCCCAATCGCTGAGATACGCATCGGCCGCACCGACGATCGTTGCCGCCGATTTCGCCGATGTCGCAACCCGAAGCTGTGCGACGCTGGCATCCGACATGAAGCCAGAAAACACCGACTTCGCGTAGGGCGACAAGATACACAATGTTGGATTGCCGCCCGCGGTGTACGTCGCAAGTAGCGCGGCATCCATCAATGCCTTTGTAAAAGCGCGTTGTGCTGTGCCGTTGGCCGCCG